TATACATCTTCTTGAAAACTCTCGAAATAATTATGGCATGAGTAGGGATAATTATATTTCTAACATAAATTATAATCTGAGAAGACTTAATTTTCCACTTTTCTTTTCAAAAAAAGAAAGTACTGCATCTTTGAAATCAAGGATTTATAATGTTTACATTAAAAAACCAGTTATAAAAAGTAATTTTCCTATTGTAATTATCGAAATGCCAGAAAATTTTAGACTTATCTCTAAAGGGTTAAAGACAAGTTGTAAAATTAGCAAGATTTCTCATACAATTAAACCTGGTTTTAAAAAGAACCCATTAAATTCAAAATTGTATAGTTTAAATATCAAAGAAGAAGAAATTTTAAATAGTATTAAACGAATGGAAATTAAATCAGATTCTGAGTCCGAAACAGAAGATGAAGACCATTCTTTTGATGTGGACAATTATGATTCTGAAGACAACGAAGTTTATGATGACGGCGGTGGTTTAAGTGATTAAAAAATATTTTAATCTTAATAAATGATTGAGTCTTTTTTGAATGAAGAAAATAAAAATAAAATTAAAAGAGTAATTCATGACACCGTGTGGCCAATTAAGATATATTCAATAATTCTTGTATTTATTATGTTGTTAATTGCATTTTATCTATATAAAATATACACAATATTACACTTACATTTAAAAATTAAATAACTTAAAAAAATAAATTAAGTTAAATAAATTGATGTTGAACGTAACTGATAATGAAATTCTTCTATTTAAGCACGAAGTTGAAGAATTCAATAAAATTGAGATTGAAATAAAAAATTTAAAACTTAAAATGAAACCAATTCAGGATAAGATTAAAGAATTACTTGCTGTTAAAAAAGAAAAACAGAGTGAAGTGTTGGCATTTATGGAAAAGAATGACCTAGACATATGCAACACAAATACAGGAACCATTGAACTTAAACAATCTACACAAGTTAAGGCAGTTAAAAAGGGGGACGTTTATGACAGGTTAGTAAAGTTTTTTTCATACGACTTTGAAAAAGTGCACGGCATGTCTAATGAAGAAAAAGCAAAGTTTTTACACAATTACATATACGTTGAAGACCGTGAAAAAACTGAGAATAAGACTTTAAAATGTAAATAAGACTTTAAAATGTAAATAAGACTTTAAAATGTAAATAAATTTTTTAATATTCAAATGGTTCTTTTAACAAAATCTTGCCGTAAATACTCAAATCACTATCTGAATCTGAATCTGAATCATTTACAGTCTGTATGTTTTTGAAATTTTCCCGAAAATTTTTAGTCAATTTTTTGAAATAATCGTTCACTTTTAAATTTTTAATATTATTATTTTCATCTATTTTAACAAGTATTATATCCCCTTTAAATCTATCTTCGGTAAAATAAAAAATAGTTTTATTAAAATCGGTATCTTTGTTTAAACTAGTATTATGTAAAATAACGTACTTATCGTATTTTACATAATCGGTAAAATCTAAAATCGAATGATTTTCAAACTTTTTATCTTTAATTTCTTTTTCGGTAATTTCGCCGTTATTTGCAAAAAGCAAACAGGTTTTCATTTCCTATGCTTATAACGTAATGTAATATTTTATATTGCAGATTATAACGTGCAACTAACTTTCAAAAATTATATAAAAGCATTAATTATACAGTAATATAATCGTATGACGGATCGCACCCATAATCGTCAGTGGTCTAACGAAATAAAAGAAAAGATTAAGAATGCAAATGCAGAAGATGTAATTAGTTATTTTGAAGATTTAACTAAAAAATGGGCAATAAATAAATTGGATGTTGTAGGATGTGCCTGCAAAAATTTTAATATCACAGATATAAATGCGATTGACACAAGTTTACTCAGAGATGAAATAGATAATGCAATATTTGAAGCAACTATTGTCTATGGAAAATTTAAAACGACTGTTCCAGAATATGAAAAATATATGAAAACATGGGATAAAATTTATGAAGCAATCTTTTACAGCGAGAGACTCATAAGAGATATATATCTTCTTTATAAAACAACAGAAGAAACACATGACCCATTGTCTAATGAAGACCCGGATATGCTATTTAAATATAGTAGATTTACGGACGATTCAAAGAAAACTTCGTATCAGATGTTTCTTTTATATTTTTTAGAAAAAATTCCTGAAGAAGGATTTACAAAATATGGCGCAAATCTTTATAAACCTATTATAAAAAACGGCAACAATACACATGCATGGAAAAAACACTGCACTATAAAAGAATACATTTATCAACAAAGCGACCACAAGATAAACTTCAATCAATGGAAACATGCTACTGCAAATGGAATTAGTAATATCAACAATACAGAGCGTTATTTTATGGAATATGTAGGTCCGGAATTGCCAGCACTTGTTAAAGACCGTCATCTCTTTGCTTTTAAAAACGGTAATTACATCACTAAATATAATACTGCAGAACCGGGTGACACGCCTGTATATGTAGATATTTTTGTACCTTATGGAACGTCTCATCCATATATTAGTAGTTATTCAGTAGCGTGCAAATATCACGATACGAATTTTGAAATTTTTGAAGACTATACCGACAACTGGTTTGAAATTATGAAACACTGTCCTACATTTAAAAGCGTGTTGGATTATCAAGAATTTCCTGAAGAGATTCAAAAATGGTTGTGTATTTTTATGGGTAGAATGTGTTTTGATATTGGAGAATTAGATAATTGGCAGGTACTATTATATTTACTAGGTCAGGCAGGTGCAGGTAAAAGCACAATTTTAATGAAAATTTTGCAGAAATTTTATGAAGAAGAAGATGTAGGTATCATATCAAATAACATCGATGCAAAATACGGAATCAAACCTCATGTCAATAAGTTCATGGTAATAGCACCTGAGATTGCAGAAAATTTTAAAATGGAACAAACAGACTGGCAGTTACTAGTAGAAGGGGGTAGAAATACATACTCCGAAAAATACAAAAACGACGAAACTATTGATTGGAAAGTGCCAATGACAATGGGTGGAAATAAAATTATGAGATATAAAAATAATTCCGAGAGCGTTTCAAGAAGAACTGCTGTACTAACTTTTTGGAAAAAAGTGCAAGTAACAGATACAGAAATTGACAAAAAACTTACTAAAGAAATTCCTTCTATTCTAAAATTGTGCATTAGTGGATATCACAATGCATTAGCAACGTATGGGAAACGCGGCATTTGGAATATCCTACCAAAATATTTTCATGAAAATAAAGAAGATATGGAACAAACTACAAATTCTCTCCAGAATTTTTTGAAATCTGGTAAAGTTGTATTTGACAAAAAATTATATATTCCAATGAAAGTATTTTCACAAGCATTTAACGACCACTGCAGAGAAAATAATTTGCCTAGAGAACAATTTACAAAGGATTATTACATGGCTACATTTACAAATAACGACATTAAAGTACTATTCCAGGGATCACGAGAATACCCACCTAGATCCGGAGTTCTAGTAAAAAGAACTACTATTTTTGTTGGTATTGATATATCAAGCGACGATAACGTGATAGATGACCCGGAATAAATATTCGTTTTAAATTTGCATTTTTAATGTTTCAAATATATAAAATGGATTTTGACCTGAGCAGTCCTTATTTTATATATTTAATAATTTTATTATGTTTGTGCATAATATTATTTTATCTATATTACAAAATGTATGTAAAATTAAATACGTTTTCAGAAAAAATAAATAAAGTAGACAAGTTTATTTCTGATGTTATATCGTCTGCAGGAGAAAGATTCCAGAATACAATTCCAACTTCTAAGTCTAAGTCAAATGACGAAATGCAAATGAAAATGCCAATGCCAATGCCAACTCCAGTTCAGTCACCAAAAGATACAAACGAAATAATCGAACAATCTAATGAAAATGAAGATTTAAATGAAAATGAAAATGAAAATGAAGATTTAAATGAAAATAATATTCCAGAAGATTTAAATGAATTAAATCAGTAACGTTGAGTGATTTTCGTCGATTAATTTTAAAATTTTTATATAAATGTCGTAGTATTCACATAAATCATTACCTCCAGTAATCATTATACTCCCAGATCTAAATATTAAACACGTTGTAAGACTAATCTGGTCAGAATTTAAAATTTTAACATTTATTGCAGGGTATTTATTAGGGTTAAAAGAATATCTTTTAATATAAGGTAAATTCTTTTCATCAAACATTTTACATAAAGTTGATTGTTTTATGTTTTTATTTATTTTAAAATCAGAATTAATCATACACACTTTTACATTTGAAACAAATGCTTCGCTTTCGAATGCTTTTAATGTAGATAATCTTTTAAAAATTTTTCTTATCGCATATGTAATTGCCAAAACGTTTAAAACACCTGCCATCTGTATTTTACCGTTTGAAAAAATTTTAATAGATATTTTAATCTTAGTTTGATATTTTACCCCCGAATAAAAATGAATACAATTATAAAATTTTTTTTTATTAACGTTGTTTCCATAAAAATCTGTATATTTTTTAATGTCTATTAAACTATTAAAATTGCAGCACACAGTAATCGTAGATATAGTCCATGGTTTTAAGATTGAAAAATTGCATATACTTAATTGAGAATCATCGACAATTCTTTTACATGTTTCATTGAATATAGCAAATTTTTCATTACATATACAATTGCCGTATTTACTTTTAGGATCACAGATTTCACAACCTGACATATTATCCTTTATATACATTCTTTTATATATGCATTTCCTTTATGTTTAATATTTTTTAGCAATAATTTGTCTCTATAAAATGTATATATTTTAGTAATGTTGGGTTTTTAATAGATTCTTTACATGCATTCAAAACAATAATAAATTCTTCGGTCGGATATCTATTAATAAGATAATTAATATAATATATAAATCTTGGTAGTATATTTTCATAAATTGAGTTTAAATCTAATAAATTGTATTTAGAATTGTAATCAAGTTCTTTTATTAAATCATGCAAACAATATGTTATTATATTAAACTCTGTATTTTTAATCATGTTTTTAGTAATTAATTTTTTATTACTAGATTTTCCATAATAATAACTAATTAATGCATTTATTTCATATATTTTTTTATCTGAAATAAGTTTTCTAGTGCAAGGATCTCTAAAATCTCCGGTTTTTTCAAAATAAGACGTGATAGTTTTAAAATCATAGTAAAAAAATACATTATTTATTTTGAATGAAATAAACGGATATACTAATATTTCGTTGCATATCGGACATTCCGCGTTTAAAATTAATTTACTTCTAAATACGCGTTGTATAAATTTTGCAGCATTATAATTATTTAGTAAATCTAACAATTTATCTTTTGTCATGTTTGAAATATATTTGATTTTATATAATTTTGCTATGCGTTTTAACGCCTTTATATTAAAAATGTTAGATAATTTTATAAGAAACATAATTTATATTATAAATTTTTAAAAATTAATAAATTAAAACGTTTAAAAAAATATAATATTTATAAGAATTGATGGCATCATTTAAAATATCAAAAAAACCACTCCACACGGATTCTAGAACTTCAATCTTAGAAAAACACAACACAAAACTTAGAGAAATCGAAAGGGAAAAAGGGAAACTTGAAATATATAAAAAAGAACTTAAATCTTTAAAAAATAAAGATATTTCTTCTAATTCGCATTCTCATTTACATTTACAAAAAATTAAATCTTTAGAAGATAAAATTAACGATATAGAATCTGAAAGAGAGTTAGTAGAATATCTATTTAAAGCAATTGAATTTATTAAAAATATAGATAATACATCCACAGAACAGCAACCAGATGATTCAGAATATTTGGGAGATGTTTCTAAATACATCAAATTGGATTCTAAAAATAATAAAGAGTTGATGTATAAAAATTATATAGCAAAGTGTTTTCCGGAAGAAGGTGGAAATTATATAGATACAATTCAAGATAATTTTAAATGCAAAGATTGTGGAAATAGATTAGTCAATGATCCATCAGTTGGTGTTAATGTTTGCTATATGTGCGGAACAACTCAAAATAATAATGTATCTACTTTGCCAGACTGGAATCATTCAGATACTCATGAATATAATAAACCTTATTGCTATAAGAGAACTAATCATTTTAAAGAATGGATATACCAAACTCAGGGACGCGAAGGAATAAGTATACCAGATGAAATTATAACAGCTGTAATTAACGAAATTAAGAAAGAAAGAATTACTGATAAAAATAGTATCACCTACGATAAAATGAAAGAATTTTTAAAAAAATTAAAACTTAATAAATATTATGAACACATACCACATATAATTACTAGAATTACAGGAGAAAAAAGATTGGTGATAAACAACGAACTTGAAATTAAGTTATTGCAGATGTTTAATGATATACAAAAACCTTTCGAAAAACACTGCCCTAAAACTAGAAAAAATTTTTTAAGTTATTCTTATACATTATATAAATTTTTTCAACTTTTAGAAAAGAATGAATATTTGAAATATTTCCCACTACTTAAAAGTAGAGAAAAAATGTATGAACAGGATGAAATATGGAAAAACATATGCAAAGAATTAGATTGGAAATTTGTGAGCTCGATGTAAATAAAATTATTTAAGTAAGTAAATAATATAATTGAAACGTAAAAATTAGCATAAAAACAGCGCCGCTTAGTGATAATACTCCGAGTAAAATGTACTTTATAATTAATAATAAATAATTTTCCATTGCTGTATTATTTATTATTATATTATAATATATAATTTATAATTTATAATTTATTTAAATTTAATACATTGCTAGCGTAGCAGCACCTCCTTTGTACAAAATAGTAGTTTCACCTACACATGTAACGTTTACACCTGGCGAAACTAGAGTTGCTGCGGCTTCTACCGGAGCCGTATCAAATTTAAGAGTTAATCTAATGCTATCGAACCGATTTAAAGGCACCGAAGAACCCGAAAATGCAGTAGATGCAAGTGGGAATACATACATAGGCAGTTCCTCTTTACCCAAGTGAAAGTTATATGCTTCATCGCCCATTACGTGCTCTAGAGACAAGGTTTTTCCGGAATAGAGATGAAGAGTTTCTGGAGCTGCATTTTTGAGAAATATACCAGGTAAAACTCCCGAAAAAGACGATGAATTTAATTTAAGTTCCGCAGACATAATATGGGCTCCAGATACATCCCCAGTGATAATAATATGAGACGCGTAGAGCGAAAAAGAATCTAAATCTATAGTTTTTTCTCTACTAGTACCGATTTCGGCTCTAATAGATTGTGTCATTTTAACTCTGTAAGGTAATCCATTGGGAACACCTCTGATTTGGTCTCGTTCTTCTTTACATAACATAAGCTGTTTAGCAAATAATCTAACGCGGTCTATAGATAAATCTAAAACGAGTGTTTTGCCTGATATATCAGCTATTGCAGTAGAAGTTGTAGCGCTAAATCCTGTAACTACGCGTTTGAAAGGTCCCTTATTTGTATAAACTGCTCCATCGTCATTCATTTTTGGATCGGCAGTCGATGGGTCTAGCGAACGATATGCAAAGGCTGTTACAGCACCGAGATCAGCATCAGGTTTAATTTCGTCAATAGAAGTGCTAATTGCAGCAGCAGATGAACTATTTTTAAATATTACCTTAATTTTTACAGACTGCTGCGGAGCAGCCGCCATTAAATACCCATTTTCAGTAATATTGGCAAATTTTTTAAGCGGAGCAGTCAAATCCGAAGATAACGCCGGTATCCATAAAACTACCCTTGCAAATTCCGAAACTGTAGTTTGCGGTGCTAGACGAATAGAAGATACATCCGCATTTCCACCAACGTCTGGCGAGTTAATTCCCCTGAGAAATCTTTCACTGGCTATCGTTTCAGACATACTCTCCGAAATCGATTCTGGTTTACAGGTTGTAGTTATTACTTTTATATCTGCACCGGTTAATGTATGCCAAATTTGCGTACCAACCATAAATTCAACTCTATCAATCAATCTGTATTGAAAATTTTCATCTAATTCAAAATCCGTTAGAATTCTAGTAGCACCTGTGCCATCAAAGGTTGGTTTTATTTTCATTTTTAAATCTAAAAACAGGTCTCCTAGAACGTCTACATCGTTATTAATGGTAAAAATTTTCGATGAACCAAACGTGTTAACCTGTCCGGAACTTCCAGAACTTACCACTTCAACCAAACTTGAACCGTGCAATAACTGACGAGTTGTATCATTTTTAGTCCAAAAAACCGATGCAATGTCCCCAGTATCATTAATCTTATTTGTTACAGCAAGACCCTGTGTTCCAGCACCGTTATAGGCAGCATGAGCAGCAACTGCGCCAGACATATTATATTATTTAATAATATAAAAGAAAATAATT